AATACAACATTCAGTGCAACAATAAGTAATTGTTATTTTGCTACAAGAGTAAGGCTAACCTCAAGTATGAGGAACTTAACTATTACATCTTCTTATATTAATACTCTTGATGTACCTAAAACTGGTAGTCATTATTATAAAACTTTAGTTAGTGGGTGTTTAATAAATGATAATATACTAAGTATGAATAACCCCGGAATTTTCTATTCAGGTTGTTCTTTTATTAGTGCACGAGGTTCAAACCTAAGAAGAGTATTTGCTATTAGTTCTAATACAGAGAACCCTATAACAAAAATAACCTTCCCTAAAGCTGATGCCCTTATAAATATTAAGGTATTTTCTGGATATAATATTATAGATGCTTCTTGTATATCTGAAATATCTATTAGAGGGAGATATGTCAATGATAATAACAATAGAATGAGTAAATCATCCACTGTGGTATATGATGATACTGGAGTAGGAAACATTGATTTATCTAAATATAGGGGTAAGAGTGTGCTTGTATCAAAACCTATTCAGGCAGAAGATGGAAGTTGGGAGATATATTTAAAGACTTATACTAATGTATATTTTACAGGAATAGTGGTTATTGAACCTGTATTATACACAACACCTACTCCATTCTTTACAGGAGTAGTAGTATCAAATGTACCTTCTGCTCCTGCTGGAGCTGATTTCAAAACAGTATTAAGTCAGCCATGTCATGGTACAACTGAAATTATAAACAGTATTATAGAACCAAAAGCAGGTGTTGTTGTTTATAATGACACTTTGAATAAACCAGTATTTGGTAATGGTACTACATGGGTAGATGCAACTGGAATTACAGTTTAAAATAATATAATATAAAAGATATACAACAATTAATTAAAAAGAATAGTCAAGAGGGAAGATATGAAGACATCTTCCCTAAGACTTTTATTGATGCAGTCTTAGATAAGGAAAGTGGGGTAACATTGACAGATATACTTGCAATGTTTAATATGCTATTCTTATCTTATGATGGCAGTAGAAGTCAAACAAGGCTACAAGTTCCTTCCAGCCTTAGAAGAGAAGGTCTATGGATTACTTATGTACTATATGATAAGACAGTAGTTACTGAATGGTATAGTGCAGAAGCTATTGATGATACTACCTTTGGAGATAGTGCAAACTGGAGAGATGGTAGTAATGCACTTGTAGGTGATATATCTATATCCTCAGATGGGTATTGGGTAATCAATGGAGAAGTTACTAACATTAAAGCACAGGGAGAAGCTGGTATTACCCCTATTCTTAGGGTAGGTTCTAATAATCACTTACAAGTTTCATATACTAATGGTAGTACCTATGTAGATGTATCACCTAACCCTGTGTTTACTCAGTTTAGAGTAAGCAATAATAAGCTTGAGCAATCTGTTGACTTAGGTCTTACTTGGACTGTAGCCTCTAATTATATTGCAGCATGGTTTAGATTTACAGGAACTGCTGGTAGCAGCCAAGCTGATAATGTTGGTAAGATACAGATTAGTAGAGATAATGGTGCTACATGGTCTGATTTAAGTGGAGAATTTACTAATAGTTTGCATATTAAAGGGTATGTAGCTACTGTAGGTACTCTTCCTTCTACTGCTGTTCAAGGTGATATTTGGGGTGTTGGTCCTACTTATGACCCAAGTGATACTGAACAAACTAATCCTATATATCAGTTATATGTTAAAGATAGTACTGGATGGATTAATAATGGTAGGTTTACATCTATTGCTGCTGGTGTAGTTCAAGATACTGGAAATAGTGAAACTGCGGTAATGAGCCAAAAAAGCTGTAACTAATTCTTTAAGCTCTAATTATAAAAACTTTAGAGGCACTACAGATAGCAGACCTACTTTAACTGAGGATGATTCAGGATTTCCATTTTATGATACTACTTTAAAAAAAGTATATTTGTTGGGATGGAAATGTTTGGACTAACTTTGATGGTAGTGCTCTTACTTAACTAATATTTTAGTAGTACAATCAATCACTTATACTATTGTATGAGTGATTTATTTTATATAGATTTGTATTAAAATAGAGAAGATATGGAATTAATTAAATTAATAAAGATGTTATTTACACCTATAAAAGATGTAAATGAATTAAATCTTATAGGAATGAAGCATTTCCCATTTAAAGGGTATAAATATATGATGTGGTGTGGTAATATTATATATAGAGGAAATGAAACTCCTATTATAAGTGAAGAAAGCTTGACCCATGAAACCATTCACCTTATGCAGGCTAAAGTTAAAGGGAGCTGGATTAAATATTATTGGTCATACTTTATTCAATGGATGAAAGGTAATCCTATCATTCATCCTGCTTCCTCAGCTTATTACACTATTCCTTATGAGATGGAAGCATATGCCAACCAACATAATAAGGAGTATATTGATAATTATCATGGGCAATTTTTACACTGCTATGTTATTAAAGATAGAAAGAAGACTTACAAGTTAAAAGGAGGTACTCCAAGAACTTGGAAAGTATATCTCAAAACTATTAAGTTAGAACTATGAAAAGGATAATAACATTAATAATATTAGCACTTATAGCAGGTATCTCTTATTTATATACAGAGAATCTAAGATTAAATCATGAATATAAAATAGCTGCTGAGAATATTAAAGCCTATGATGCACAATTGAGTGGACTTGAAGGTGATAATAGAGTATTAAAACTAACAGTTGAACAGCTTAATTACTTCAATGATTCCATCACTAAGAAGATAAAGGAAGCACAGAAAGAGTTAAATATAAAAGACTCTAAGTTAAAACAAGCTCAGTATGAGTTATCTTTTGCAAGTAGAAAAGATACTATTCTTTTGAAGGATACTATATTTAGCTCTACCTTTACTTCACTTGATACTATAATGGGAGATAAATGGTTTAGCAATAGAATACAATTATCCTATCCTAACCTTATCTCTTCTAGTGTTAGTTTCAAAAGTGAGAAGTTTTGCTTTGTACAATTAAGAAAAGAAACTATCAAACCTCCTAAGAAATTCTTTTTAGCTAGATGGTTTCAGAAGAAGCATTATGTATCTATAGTAACAATAAAAGAGAACAATCCTTATATAGAAATAAAAAACAGTAGATTTATACAGATAATAGAATAGATATGGAAATGGATACTATACAGATTATTAGTTTAGTACTTGGGTCCAACTTGGTTAATACTATAGTTACAGCATGGATTTCTAGAAGAAAGGATACTGCTGAGGTTAATAAAACCAATGCAGAAGTTGATGGAACTCAACTAGATAATCTTGTGAAGCAACTAGAGTTCTACAAGAAGTTGGTTACTGACTATAAACACCAATTAGAAGAGTACATTCAAATAAGTGAGGAAAACAGGTTAGAGCTTATTAGGCTAAGGAAAGTAGTTGGTAAGATGGTCAATGATGTTTGCTTAGCCAAGGGGTGCAACAAAAGGGTGTACATTGATGATAAGGCAGTTGAAGATTTGATTGATGGAGTTAAAGAGGATATTAAAATTAAAGTAGATAACGATGAGACGATTAATTAGTTATAATGTATTTGAAGGAGACCCTAACTTAATTGCAGAAGGTCAAATTCTAGTGATTAGAGATGCTAGTGTTGAAGGTAAGATTATAGATATTCAGCAAAGAGTTAATAGTAAACTAGTATCTATAATAACAGATAAGTTTACCTTTGCAATTAACCCTACTCCTGCTGATGCTACAGTAGTTATCAATGGTTCAACTACTAAGAGTATTAGGGCAGCTAAAGGACATACAGTTACTTGGTCTGTATCAAAGACAGGGTTTGTAACTCAGTCTGGTAGTGAGGTAATCTCAGGTGATGTATTAAAGAATATAACATTAGTAGAATCTGGCAGTTAATGAAACTATTATTAAGAAGAATATTTAAAGGACCTAGATATACTATTGGAAAACTCTTCATAAATGGTGTTTATGAGTGTGACACTTTGGAAGACCAGGATAGAGGATTAACAAGTCAAATGTCACTTGAAGAGATTAAAGCTAAGAAGGTGTATGGGGTAACAGCAATTCCTACAGGTACATATAGTATTAATATGACTACTGTAAGTCCTAAGTTCAAGGATAGAGCATGGGCTAAGCCATATAAAGGCATACTTCCTAGACTAGAGAATGTAAAAGGGTATGAAGGAGTACTAATACATGTAGGTAATAAAGCTGAGGATACATTAGGTTGTATCCTAGTTGGAGAGAACAAAGTTAAAGGTCAAGTCATTAATAGTACAGCAACATTCTATGAGTTAATGACTGTATTATTGAAGGCTCAAAGTGCAGGAGAAGTAATAGAACTGACTATAGAATAATGAGAGTAAAGGGTGTGGTTAATATTAACTCAACACCCTACTCTTTTACTATTACTATAAGTGTTTTACTTATAATCAAATTACAATCAGACTTAAGGTATTGCACAGTTCAAATCTTTGACTTACCTTTGCATAGTTTAATTAAAGGAGAAGAGTTATATGGAAGGATTAGACATGGACAATATCCTATCACCAGATGAGGTTGAAAGCCTATTCACTAGTGATGGGAGTGAAGAAACACAGGTTACTCCACCTGAACAACAGGAGGAAGAAAATAAAGAAAAACCAACTACTGAGGTACCAGAAGTAAACCCAGATGAACTGTTTACTGAGGAACCAGAGAGCGTAGGTAGTGAGAAAGTAGATACACAAGGTAAAGAGGATACCACTTCTAAGGAAGAAACTGGTACTTCTCCCAAAACTAACTTCTACTCTTCCATTGCCAGTGCTTTGAAAGAAGAAGGTATTCTCTCAGCCCTTGATGAAGAAACATTAAGTAAGATTCAAACTCCAGAAGACTTTGCAGAAGCTATGGAGAATGAGCTTAAAGCTAAATTAGATGAAAGACAGAAGAGAATTGATGAAGCATTGCAAGTAGGTGTAGAACCTGATGAAGTAAGAAAGTATGAAGGTACTATTAACTACCTTAATACTATTACAGAAGATGCTATCTCTGATGAGTCAGCTAATGGAGAAAAGCTGAGAAAACAACTAATCTTTCAAGACTTCCTTAATAGAGGATTTAGCAAAGAAAGAGCACAAAGAGAGACTCAAAAGTCATTTAACTCTGGCTCTGATGTTGAAGATGCAAAGGAAGCACTAGCAAGCAATAAAGAATACTTTCAACAAGAGTATGAAGATTTGATTGCAGAAGCAAGAGCAGAGGAAGAAGCTGAAAAGGCAAGAACAAAGAAGGAAGCAGAGGAGTTAAAGAAGTCTATTCTTGATGAGAAGGAAATCTTTAAAGGGTTAGAGTTAGATAAGACTACTAGAGAAAAGGTCTATAACTCAATCAGCAAACCTGTTTACAAAGACCCAGAAACTGGGCAGTATCTAACAGCTATTCAGAAGTATGAAAGAGATAATAGACAAGACTTCTTAAAGAAAATTGGTCTCTTATTTACTATGACTGATGGCTTTACAAACTTAGATAAGCTAGTTAAACCAACTGCTACTAAACAAGTGAAGAAAAGCCTAAGAGAGCTGGAACACACTATCAACACTACTAGAAGAAATACAGATGGAAGTCTTAGTTTCATATCAGGTGTTAGTGATGACCCAGAGTCAAAGGTTAGCTATGAACTTGATGTATAAATAAGATTTTAAGATAAACTGTTAAACAATTAAATTATGGCTGGAAAATTAAGTAAATTCCAAATGATTGGTTTTCAACACTGGAAAGGGTTGACAACTGAGAATCACTTAGGTGCCATCTTCCAAAAAGCACCTCAAAAGGCAACTAACCTAATGGTGCAATTGTTAGCTTTCCACAGAGGAAAGACACTTGATACATTCCTTAGTTCATTCCCTACTAAAGTGTTTGAGGATGATGCTGAATATTACTGGGATGTTATTGGTTCTTCAAGAAGAAATATTCCTCTGATTGAAGCTAGAGATGAGAATGGCTCAGTTATTACATCAACATCAGGTAATGTTGGTGTAGGTGGTGCACCTTTCTATCTTGTATTCCCAGAAGACTGGTTTGCAGATGGTGAAGTTATTGTAGGTAACTTAAATCAAGTTTACCCTCAAAGAATTCTTGCAGATGGTAGACCAGAAGGTACAAACTGTGTATATAAGGTTGAACTAATGGGTGCTAACAGCAAGGGTATTCCTGCTGAAAGACTACTTGCTGGTGAAAGATACTCTGTTGAATTTGCACCTGTTGAAAGAGAACTTTCAAGAAAGGTTGGTGATGTTAGATTCACTAGTCCTGTTTCTATGAGAAACGAATGGACTACTATTAGAATTCAACATAAGACTCCTGGTTCTAATCTTGATAAGAAGTTAGCTGTTGGTATTCCTATGGTTCATAGAGATGCTAGTGGCAGACAGGTTAAGGATGTTGCAAACAAGTGGATGCACTATGTAGAATGGGAAGTTGAACTTCAATTTGACGAGTACAAGAACAATGCAATGGCCTTTGGTACTTCTAACAGAAATATCAATGGTGAATACATGAACTTTGGTAAGTCTGGTAATGTAATCAAGACTGGTGCTGGTATCTTTGAGCAAACAGAAGTGGCTAACACTATGTATTACAATGATACTAATGGTCTGATGAAACTGTTGCTAGATGCTCTGTATGAACTATCTGCTTCTAAGTTAGGATTTGGTGATAGAAAGTTCATCATCAAGACTGGTGAAAGAGGCGCTCTGTTATTCAACAGAGAAGCTAAGAAGACTACTTCTGGATGGATGCCAATCATCTCAACTCAGAACCCACCAATCTATACTAAGGTTGCAAGTAACTTTGCTCAGAATGCTATTGCAGTAACTGATTATCAGGTAACTGAATGGAGAGCACCTAATGGTGTTATAGTGTCACTTGATGTTGACCCATTCTATGATGACCCTGTAAGAAATAAGATTCTTCACCCAGAAGGTGGACCTGCTTTCTCTTATAGATTTGATATTTGGTACATTGGTACTATGGATCAACCTAATA